GTAAGCCATATGATTACAGAAATGTGGATGGATGGACCAAACGGTTATGGTAAGTTAAAAATTCTACCAACTCCGATGGGACAACTAGTTAGAACAATGCTAGAAAGCAACGTTAAATTAGGTGTCTCATCTAGAGGGTCTGGTAATGTAAGCGAAAGTGGCGGTGGAGAAGTATCAGACTTTGAAATCATCACAGTAGACGTTGTGGCGCAACCTTCTGCGCCAGGCGCATATCCAACACCGATTTACGAACATCTTATGAATAGCCGAGGCGGTTATAGGGCGTTCCAAACATCAAGGGAAGTTCAAGGCGACGAAAAGGCACAGAAATACTTAAAAGAGAGTCTATTAGATATAATAGACAAACTCCGCTAACAAGGAGAGGATAGACAATGTTAGATGCACTAAAATCACTCTTTGAAAATTCAGCACTATCGGAAGAAGTGCGCTCAGAACTAGAAGAAGCATGGAACGCTAAAGTAAAAGAAAACCGTTTACAAGCGACAGCAGAACTACGTGAAGAATTTGCTAAAAAGTATGAACATGATAAAACAACAATGGTTGAAGCCATTGATGCTATGATGACAGAAAAACTTAGTGAAGAAATTGCAGAGTTTGCTGAAGATCGCAAGCAATTAGCAGAAGCAAAAGCAAAATTTGCTATTGCACAGCGTAAAAATGCTAATCTAATGAAATCATTTGTTAGTGAAACACTAGCAAAAGAAATCAAAGAACTACACTCAGATCAAAAAGCAATGGCTGACAAGTTTGTTGCTCTAGAAGAGTTTGTAGTCGAGTCGCTTGCAAAAGAACTTGCAGAGTTTTATGAAGACAAAAAAGATCTTGCTGAAACAAAAGTACGTCTTGTACGTGAAGGCAAAGCTCATGTCAATAAAGTTAAAAAAGACTTTATTGAAAAAAGTGCAGCGTTGGTATCTGAAACCGTGTCAAAAGGTCTTAAAAAAGAGATCTCGGCACTTAAAGAAGATATTGATCAAGCACGTAAAAATGATTTCGGTCGTAAATTATTCGAAGCATTTGCTAACGAATATTCACATAGCTATTTAAATGAGAAATCAGAAACAGCTAAACTTTTAAAAGTTATTGACGCAAAAGACAAGCAACTTTCAGAAGCTAAAAATGTGGCGGCGAAAGCAGTAAAACTTGTGGAAAACAAAGAATCGCAAATTAAAACAATTAACGAATCGGTGGCCCGCAAAGAAACAATTAGCGGTCTAATCTCACCATTGAGCAAAGACCAACAATCAATTATGATGGATTTACTGGAATCAGTTCAAACAGCAAAACTACGTTCTGCTTTTGATAAGTATCTACCGGCAGTATTAGACGGTAAAGGTCCAGCAAAACAAAAGGCAGTATTAGCAGAGGCAAAAGAAGTAACAGGCAACAGAACACAAAATGACGTAAAAGCAGACGTAGATCACAATGTGATTGATATAAAACGTCTAGCTGGATTAAATTAAGGAGAAACCTATGTCAGAACTACTAGAAAGTCGCTGGCAAGATACAAAAACAGCACTTCTTGAAGGCCTATCAGGCAATAAGAAAGCAGTAATGGCTTCAACATTAGAAAATACTCGCAAGTATTTGGCTGAAACTGCAACTGCTGGTGCTACATCTGCCGGTAACATCGCAACACTTAACCGTGTTATCCTACCAGTGATTAGACGTGTTATGCCAACCGTCATCGCTAATGAAATCGTTGGTGTTCAACCAATGACTGGACCAGTTGGTCAAATTCACACACTACGTGTTCGCTACAGCGACACAGCAGGCTCAGGCGCAGCAGGCGCAGTAGCTGGTGAAGAAGCACTATCACCATTCAAAATCGCAGAAGCATATTCAGGTAATGCTACAACAGCAAAAGCTGATGCAACTGCGGCACTAGAAGGTGCAGCTGGTAACAGACTAAGCATCCAGATCTTGAAACAGACCGTGGAAGCTAAATCACGTAAGCTATCAGCACGTTGGACATTTGAAGCGGCACAAGACGCTCAAGCACAACACGGTATCGACGTAGAAGCAGAAATCATGGCTGCACTAGCACAAGAG